GGGTGGCTAAATTGGTTAGCCAGTAAGCCACCCCACCACGTACCCGATTAGTAAGGCCCCATTGGCCGCGTCACCGATCCGAAAGGGCACCCGGCGACAAAAGCAGGATGGATACCCCGAGCTGCGGAAGAACTTTTTCCTCTACAACTTTATGGAGTAAACATCATGGCCGATTCCGCCTTCCAAACGCAGTACCGCCAAGAATTCATTGCGGGCTTCGAGCAACGCCAATCCCTGTTGCGCAACACCGTGGTCACTGAAACCGAAATCAAGGGCAATTCCGCCGTGTTTTTGGTCGCTGACTCCGGTTCCGCCAACGCCGTAACCCGTGGCCTGAACGGCCTGATTCCGGGTCGCGCTGACAACCTGACGCAGAACACCTGCACCCTGACCGAATGGCACGACAAGCCGATCCGCACCAGCTTTAACATCTTTGCGTCGCAAGGTGATGGTCGTCGCATCATGCAAGAAACCTCGATGGCTGTGGTCAATCGCAAGATTGACAGCGACATCCTGACCCAACTGGCTACCGCCACGCAGGACACCGGCGCCGCCGCAGTTGGCTCGCTGGCTTTGGTCATGCACGCAGTTACCATCCTCGGCAACAACTCGGTGCCTCTGGACGGCAACATCTCCGGTGTAATCACCCCGGCCATGTATGCCTACCTGATGCAAACCAAGGAGTTCGCCTCTGTTGACTACGTCAACAACAAGCCTTTTGAAGGCCAGTTGACCATGTTCCGCTGGGCTGGTGTGAACTGGATCGTTCACCCGAACCTGACGGGCAAAGGCACCAACGCCGAGAAGTGCTACATTTACCATAAGAGCGCCATCGGCCACGCGGTCAACACCGGCGGGTTGAGCACCACTGTGGGCTATGACGAAGAAGACGACTACAGCTTCTGCCGTACTTCGGTGTTCATGGGTTCCAAGCTGCTGCAAAACAGCGGCGTGGTGGTCGTTAACCACGACGGCTCGGCATACGCCGCAGCCTAATAGGCTTCCCCTCCTTCGGGAGGGGACCTGACAACTTTTTGAATAAAGGAGAATCACCATGGCTTACTCTACTTCCGCACCCCCGGCGCTCATCGTACAGGCCATCGCTGGCCCGCGCATCTGGCTCCACTCTTCCGCTGACGCTACCGCAGCTGCCGACACGGCTGGATTCATCACTAATGGTGGTGAGCTGGGCATGAAGGTAAACGACATCGTTTACCACAAAGACTCGACCACCGATGCCGCCGCGCTGACCATGCACAAGGTTGTCACGGTCGGTGCTGCCGCACCGGGCGCCGTTAACCTGTCTGATGGCACCGTCGTGGGCAGTGCGACCAACACCGACTAAAGCGTAACGGTTGCAAAATAAGAGGCTTCAGGGTATCCTTGGAGCCTCTTTCTTTTTAACAACCCAAAGGAGCACACCTACATGTCGAAATTGATTCCTGATGGCATCCGCGCAGCGGATTACGTGCGCAACGTACACCGTGTTTCCCCCGCAGCAACAGACACCCTTGAGGATGTCATGCAGCCCGAATACTGGGTGCACGTCGCGCCCAAGCTGCGCGTCGGCGACAAGCTGGAGATATTCCCCGAAGGCGGCGCGTGGTACGCGGAAGCCTTGGTGGTCGCCTGCTCGAACATCCATGTGAAGTTGCACGTCCTGAACAAGGCACAGATCAACGAACCGACCGTCGCAGTGAAGGACGCGCCCAAGGCACCTTTCATTGTGGAATTCAAGGGGCCGCAGCGCAAGTGGTCTGTGATCCGCAGCAAAGACAAGACCTACGTGAAAGAAGGCTTTGATGACCGTGGCACCGCCGAGGCGTGGCTGCGGGACAATGCGAAAGACATGGGGTAAGCTATGGCCGACCAGCTCGCAATATACAACGAAGCACTTGTCGAGCACCTTGGGGAGCGCGAGCTGGCCTCCCTCGCGGAGAATCGTGAACCGCGAAGGGTGCTTGATGCACTGTGGGGTTCCACTACCGGCGCGGGGCATGTGAAGTTTTGCCTCGAACAGGGGAACTGGAAGTTTGCCCAGCGCGTTGCGCGACTTGACTATTCTACAAGCATCACCCCCACGTTTGGCTTCCGCAGGGCTTTTGAAAAGCCAGTGGATTTTATAAAAATTTCCATGCTCTGCACAGACGAGTGGCTGAACAGCCCCTTGCTACAATACACTGAAGAAACGGGTTTTTGGTACACGGACTACGACCAGATATTTATCAGCTACGTGTCGAATGATCCCGCTTACGGGGGCGACACCAGCCTGTGGCCCGAGAGTTTTGTGAGATATGTGGCCGCGTCCCTTGCGGCGCGCGCAAGCGTCAGGCTAAAGCAAAGCGGCACGGACAAAGAAGCGCTCGACAATATCGCCGCGCGCTTGCTCGTCGCGGCAAAGTCCAAGGACGCCTTGCAGGGGCCGACGAAGTTCTTCCCGCAGGGGGCGTGGGTACAATCTCGCGGCGGTGCGATTGTGGATCGTGGAAGCAAAGCGAATTTATATGGCTAGGCAAAACGCAGAGATACTGGCTTTCAATCGGGGGATAATCAGCCCCCTCGCCCTCGCGCGCATCGACCTCGAACGCGTACGGCTCATGTTCGAGGAAAGCACGAACTGGCTCCCTCGGGTGCTGGGGCCTATGGGGCTGCGCCCCGGCCTCGGGCTGGTTGAACGCACGGCGGGGGACGCTTACGCGCGCTACCTGCCCTTCATCTTTGCCACAAACGACACAGCGCTTTTGGAATTCACCAGCGGCGCGATGCGCGTGCTTGTGAACGATGCGCTGGTCACCCGCCCCGCTGTTTCCGCGCAAACTGTAAACGGCACTTTCACTTCCGACGTGTTAAACTGGACAAATTACGACGAAGCAGGCGCAGTCTCCGCATGGCGCACGGGGGGTTACCTATCTTTGCAAGGTACGGGCACGCTGGCCGCCGTCAGGGAACAGCTCGTTACTGTTGGCGCCTATAGCGGAGTGGAGCACGCTATACGGGTGTCGATACTGCGAGGTGAGTGCTACATTCGCGTAGGGAGCACGTCGGGCGGAGATGAATACGTGAGTGAGACGTTTCTATACCCCGGGGTGCATTCGCTTGCCTTCACCCCCACAGGCAACTTCTATGTACGGGTGTTAAGCCGCGAGGGGTACCCGACGCTCATCGACTCCATCACGGTCGATTCTGCGGGAGTGTTAAGCCTACCGACCCCTTGGGTGACATCGGGCAATCTCGACGACATGCGCTTCGATCAGTCGGGGGACGTGGTGTTTATCGCCTGCGAGGGGGTCGCGCCGATGAGAGTAGAACGACGTGGCGTCCACTCATGGTCTGTTGCAGAGTTCATCACTGACGACGGGCCTTTCATGGCGATGAACACATCACCTATCACGATGACCGCGAGCGCCCTGACGGGGGAGATTAACCTCACCGCGTCGTCCAGTTACTTCCGCCCGTCAAATGTGGGCTCTTTAATGAAGCTCGCCTCTGTCGGGCAGAACGTGTTTGTGACCGTAACGGCGGAGGATACGTGGTCGGACCCCATTCGGGTGACGGGCGTGGCCGCTGAACGCGCCGTCACGGTAATCCGCACGGGTACGTGGGCCGCAACGGTCACCTTACAGCGCTCCATCGGCGCACCGGGAGACTGGACGGACGTTACGACGTACACCACAAACGCGACGATCAGCTACAACGATACTCTCGACAATCAGATTATTTATTACCGCATTGGTGTAGCAGTAGGCGACTATACCTCGGGCGCCGCGACGCTGCGCATGTCCTACGCTTCGGGTTCTATTTCGGGCTGGCTTCGCGTCGTGGGGTACAGTTCGCCGACGGTGGTTACGGCTGTGGTTACAAAAACCCTTGGCGCTACTGTGGCCACGAGGCTGTGGCAAGAGGGGCGCTGGTCCCCCCGAAGGGGCTATCCCTCCGTTGTGGCGCTGCATGAGGGGCGCCTGTGGTTCGCGGGGAAGGATCAGGTGGACGCGTCTATATCCGACGCGTACACCAGCTTTGACGAGGACTTTGAAGGCGATGCAGGCCCAATCTCCCGCAGCATCGGAACGGGGCCAGTGGATAAAATAAGCTGGATGGAAGCGGGTTCCAAGTTGTTGCTTGGGGGTCAGGGCGCCGAGTGGATCGCGCGTTCCTCTTCTTTTGAGGAGCCGATGACGCCGAGCAACTTCAACTTGCGCCCGGTGTCCACGCGGGGCAGCGCGGCCAC